GAATTACGCGGAAACCCTAGAATCTTGAGACTCTAGGGCAACCGTGCAGCGCGCTAGTTATTGTGACGCGCTACCGCGTCGAGTACGGCGATCATTCCATCTAGGTGTCGGCAAACTTCACGAACGCCGCGTGCATTGCACACATCTTCGCTACCAGACTCTCCCGGCCGTGAAGCCTTGAGCCACACGGTGTCATATGCCTGGTAAGCGTGCAGACTGTCGAAAGTGCTACCCCCGTAAGTGAGGGTCACGATTCCGGCGCGCTCTGCGATATTGCGCACGGTGTCTATCTTGTGTTGTACGTCTTTCATGGTGTATCGGCTCATTGTCTTTTAGTCCTTTGTGTTGGTGAGTCTGTAAACGGAATGTCCCAGAGTGTTTAGGCCGACAAAGCGAACGGGAGCGCCAGCGAATGCGCACCGGGCAACACTCATTGCAAGGGCGGGGGGATGTGCCTCACTGTGCCATGCTTGCCCGTTGTCGAAGAATGCGCCGCGCGTTAAGTAGTGCGCGACAGACTCTAGGGTCACCCCGCACGATTCTTCTAGGGAGGTAAGGGTGTGCCGATAGGTCACGACTTGCCCCCATTCTCGCGCGCGCGAATCTTGGCGGCCCGTTCGGCGCGTCGTTGCGTCGTGCGCTGTTGGCGCTTGCGCTCTGCGAGTGTGTATGCATCGCGGCGTGCTTGTGACTGTTGCTTAGTCATTGTTCCCTCATTCTCGATAGTGTCTAGCGGGTTTGCTAGTAGCACTAGGCCGCCTAGCGCGCGTGTGTCGCTAGGGGGCATGGTGGCACTAGGCGCGCGCCAGAATGCGGCGCACGGTTGCGACACAATGACGGAATGAGCCACGCGCGAGAGTCTTAGTGCTATCGGCGCGCCATGCTTGCCACTCGCCGCGAGAGTCGCGCGTGATGAGCACGTTAGGACCGCCGTTAGGGTCGATGATGCGCGCGTGCTTACGGCCCATCATGTCGGTGTAGGTGTCCACGGGGGTCGCTGCGGGGGCAAAATCGCCCCCCAATAGTTCCCAGTCTGCCACCGCGCTACGGGCAACGGTGGAGAACCACACGCCGTCGATGGTGTAGGTGAGCACTTCGCCGTCAATTGCGACGACTCGCACAACGTCAACCGCGCGAGGTTGCCCTGCAATGATTGAGCGGGTGATGCGGGCGATCTGCCCGGTAGTTTCGATCATGGCTTGCATTCCTCCAGTCGTGACGCTGGCGGGCGCGCCGGATGCTAGCGCGCGTGTCGTCGTCGTCGTCATGACTAGAGTCTAGTGAAGAAACATACGCGCGCCGAGTGTTTCGCCCCGCCCATATATAACGGTTCGGTAACGGTCGCGCGCACAGGCACGAGGGCACGCGTAATAGTGAGCAAGTTTCAGCGCATATCGGCAGCGGAAAGCCAAGGGTTGACATTGCACGCAATCGGTGCTATAGGGCGAGCTTGCAGGGGGCGCGCGTAATGGTGAGGGGGGCTCATAATGCCGGCAGGGGGTGCATGCCACACGCCACGCCCAGGGCGCTACCCCCACAGCGGGGGTATTGACATATCGGCGAGTAAAGACTACGGATTATCGGCATACCCCCAGGGGTATCGGAGTGCGCATACCTCCGCGCGAAACTTCGACCTAAAAGGAACAGTGGACAACACGGCAACATCTCCGCTTTAGCACCTTTTTCTAGCCTAAAGGTGGCTTTTCACCCGGTTGTTTGCAACTTTTTTTTGTTTTCAAAATTGCCTTTAAGGCTCCGAAGGTGGGTTTTTCCCCACTTTGGGGGGTGTGGGGTTTTCCCCACTTTGTTACTCAACTGTGACCGTGCGCGGCCCTATGCTGCTCGATGCGGTTGTAGGCTGGGGGCATCTAGTGGAAGGGGCAGTAATGGTTGTTCGTATTGCATGGACGGTGACTTTCACCTCTGCCGTGTTGATGTTTGCGGCTTTTCTGGCGGCTATTTGGCATTCTGATAGCCGTTGGGCGTTGACGGCTTTTGTGTTGTTTTGCGTGGCGGCGGTTGGTTCGATTGTTGCTATGAACTTTGAGTATGAGGAGATGAGGAAGCGATGAGCGAATGGCAAAAAGTCCGGGTGCAATTCACGGATGCTGACGGCAACAAGGTTTCGGCGGCTCTGTGGGCGCGGGAGGGACATTCGGGCGTGGCTTATGTGACGGCGGGTAGTAACGATGACCTGCTTTTTTCGTGGTATCCCGACAAGGGCCAGCCCGTAATTGTTACCCCAATGCGCGAGCTTCCGACTGGGGTTGGTGCGGTGATTCGCGTTACTGCATCTAACGACAGTTTCAACCTTTACGGTGACACTCGGGATATTTTTGTGAGCGACGTTTCAGGCGAGTGGTGGGGCAACAGTGATGGTGACGTTTGCGCGAACACGGCAATGCAAGATTGGCAATACGAAGTCCTGTCGGAAGGGATCAAACTGTGAGTGAGAAAAAGCCGCGTTGGCGGATTGAGTTGACGCAACTAAGGGCAGAAGACATCCCTAGTCGCTGGAGGCGCTTTTGGGGGGATAAAGGCGATCCCCGCGCTTGGCACGCCGCTTTTTGGGATCAATTGGACGGGAGCGGGAATTACGAGTTTGCTTTTGGCTACACGCGCGAAGAGGCCCTTGAGTTGGTAAAAGCGCGCATTGCAAAGGTTGAGGCCAAAGAAAAGTTGGCCGAACAAAGCAAAGAGGTGATTTATGTCTAGTGAAATCCAAGCCCTGTTTGCTTTCGGTGACCTAGTTGAGCAGTCCGGCATTGCGCAGCGTAGTGGTGCGTCGATCATTTTTTGGCATGAAGGCCGCGAGTACTTGTTGGATGTGCGGGCGTTTGATGTGACGGGGGTGGAGGATGAGTGAGTGGCTGACCCTAGCGATCTGCGTCGGCGCTTTCGCGCTGGGAATGCTTTTAGGCTGGGCGATTGAAGACTGGTTCGACAAAGATTTGATGCTATGAGAACTTCTGAAGCCTGCGGTTGCGGTGGCTCGTTTAGTGGTGCGCGCCGCGATTGGCTGGTGTGGCGTAAAGGCCACGACTGCGTGATGGTGCCCGCTGAGCCGCAACGGATGGGTGCGGGTGATTCGTGGTTGCAGGTGCAGACGCAGGATGGCCGGTGGTTGTTTGACCGTGAAGTGCCGGAGGTGATGTGATGCAGAAGTACCCGAACGATGAGGTGCCCTACCGGTTTAGGCGTAAGCGGCCTAAAACGTGCTGCGTGTCTAAAGTGGGCATTGCGAAACAGTTTTGGGCGAGTGAGGATGGTGCGCGTGAGTTCATTGGCGACAAATCCCTTGAAGGCGTTTTGGAGCCGTACCAGTGTAGGCAACATCGCGGGAACTGGCATGTGCGGTCTAAGCGTAAGTGATGTGCTAGGTTTTGGGCATGAGTAAAGCCAGTGACGCGAAGGAGCGGTCGTGAAAATTTACAGCCAAGAATCGGGCGACCCTTACGGCGCGGTTGAACTTGTCATTATGCTGCACGACGCAGGCTCTGCGATGAACGTGTGGTCGCTTGATGTCGCTGGCGAGGAGCGCGTGTTTTTCGAGGTTGCCGAAGAAGGTGACGCCCTCGATGTTGTTGAAGCGGCGTTTGAGGCGCGCAGGAAGATGAAGGAGGATGACAATGGCTAAAGCACAAAACGTAGAAGTGTCGTTGGATCGGCAGTCGCGTGACGGCATCCGGTCGCTGGTGGCCGCGATTGATCGGCTTGCAAAAGCAATCAATAAAGGCGAATCGGTCGATAATGAGTGGATTCCCGAGCCTGGAAATGTTGCCATTTTGCAACGACTGGTGGAGGGTGTGCGAGCCGGGGGTGTTTGGCGTCCAAGGGATTCTTCGCGCCCCACTTTTGAGGAGTCGGTCGGAAGAAGAACCTCGGATGGTCAGCCACTGCCCGATGACGAGTCGTATTACCGTGATGCCGATGGGCGCTTGCAACGCGATAAGCGCGCCCGCCCCAACGTGGATCACGTTTTTGTAGAGCAAACGGAAGTCTAAAGTGATCCAGTTGTCGGAAAGCCCCACCGAGTACACGGCGCGCTACGCCAAAGTGGTGCCGAGCGTGCAGGATGCGTTTGTGTTTGTGATGTCCCACATGGACAAAGTCGGCGCTGACGTTGAGGTGCTGATTACGCCGGTTTGGGCGCACGGTCACGGCATTGACGGTGAAGTAATTGCGCCGCAACGCATGTTCGAGGTGTCGGTGAGTGGGATGGTTGAGTTACCAGAGGTGGAGCAATAGTGGGAGTATTTAGGCCGACGTGGGAAGACATGGCCCAAGGGGACGAGAACTTTTTTGTCGCAAAAGCGGAGCATGATCCCGTTGCATACCCCAAGCACTACACATCGCACCCGTCCGGCATTGAGGCAATCCAGATCACCGAGCACATGGGCTTTTGTCTCGGCAACGCGGTGAAGTACATTTGGCGTGCCGACTTGAAGGCTGATGCGCTGGAAGATTTGCGCAAAGCGGCTTGGTATGTGCAACGCGAGATTGAGCGCCGGGAAAAGGTGGTATCCTAGTTCCATTCCGCCAGATGTTTCGACTACTGGTTGCGGCCCCCATAGAGCACGACCCTTCCGGACGGTTGGGTACGGCCCGAATGATTGCAATAGCGATCAGTGGGGGCCTGCTTCTTTTGTGCTAAAGTGTATGCACAACCCCGTTTCCTTCGTGATTCGGCTCAGGCCCCTGACCTTTATTGGTTGGGGGCCTGCTTCTTTTGTGCTACGCTAAACGTGTTACGACCACCCGGCTCGGCTTCGGCCTCCGGGTGGTTTTCTTTTGCTAGACTAGTTCCGATAGTTCCCCCGGGGAGGCGCACGCAACGCGCTTAGCCTGGGGGCCTTTTTTTATAAGCAAGATTGGCTAAAGCCACTTATGCTTATATTGCTTTGCTAGACTGGCCTGACTATGGCATCTACTGGCACGGGCTTGAGCATTCGAGATAAGCGCATCTTGGATTTGGCTTTCAAGGGTTTGACTATTGCCGAGATTGCCGATGAAGTCCACACCACTGAAGCCTCAGTCGCGCTGGAGATTGACCGGCTGACGGGGAGCCTGGACTGGCTTAGCGAGCTTCAGGTGTACCGCCTGAGTTTCCACGCACTTCAAGGGCTTTTAGGTAAGTTGAAAGACCGTGCAGAATCCGGTCAAGACGCCCACCAGACTAAGAACTACCTTGACGCTATTCGACTTGTGTTTGAGCAACTGGAAAAGCAGCGTGCGCAGGTAGATGCCGACATTGACCGTGTGCAGGCGGCGCAGGCTAAAGTGCTCATGGACATTGTTGACCGGGCGTTCTATTTCACGTTGGGCAAACTGGAGAAGCGCCTGGAAGATTCGGGTGTGCCGCGCGCCGAAGTGGAAGACACGTTCCGGGGTGCGCTTGTAGCGATTGCCGCCGAATTGGATGCTGAGGATGGGTAGTTATTCTGCCATTGCCCAGATTGCGTCTGGGCGCATCGAGCAACGCTCTAAAGCGTGGACGTACCGCGACGACCCAGTGAAGTGGGCTGAAGAGTTCATGGGCTTGCAGGTTTGGAGTAAGCAGAAAGAAATCTTGTATTCGATCCGCGACAACCGGGCTACGGCGGTGGCGGCGGGGCACGGTGTTGGCAAGTCGTGGATTGCGGCGCTTGCTGCGTGTTGGTGGATTGACACGCACCCGCTTGATGAAGTGTTTGTGGCCTCAACCGCTCCGACTGTTGACCAGGTGAATGCGATTCTGTGGACGAACATCAAAAAGTTCCACGAGCTTGCTAAGCGGCGCTATGACGAAGGGTTGACCGACCACCCGCTTCCAGGGTATGTGACGAATGACTCGAAGTGGAAGACCGATTCGGGTGTGCTGATTGGGCAGGGTCGTAAGCCGCCGAATGAGGCGTCGGATGTTGCTTTCCAGGGCGTCCACGCCACCTACCTGCTTGCCATCGGTGACGAGGCGGTGGGTTTGAACGCGGGCATGATTGGAGCACTGGCAAATATTGCGACAGGTGTCCACAACCGGCAGTTGCTTATTGCCAACCCGACCGACCCGACGTGTGAGATGGCGAAGATTTGGGTGAAAGAAACCGAATCATGGAACCGGATGCACATTAGCGTATTTGACTCGCCGCTGGTTACGGGCGAGACGGGCTTTGACCCGGCACGCGCTGAAGGTATGTCGGGCTGGAACTATATCAACGAGCGTAAAGAAGAGTGGGGCGAAGATGACCCGCGCTACATTGCTCGTGTGCTTGGCCAGTGGGCTTTCGACTCAGGCAACACCGTGTTCAGTGAAAGTGACATCACTAACTGCCTAAACGCTTACGTGCTACCCGACCCAGATGCTCCAATCCATTTGGGGGTTGACATCGCTTGGAGCGACAAGGGTGACTTTAGTTCCGTGTACTCGTGCCAGTCAGGGGAAGTGTGGGAGACTGACGACGAAACGGGCAAGCCCGCCATTGCTACGGGCAGGCAAGGTTGGATTGTGCGCCGCGTTGCCATTTGGAAGGGTGCACCACTGGCGGGACACAACCCGGACAACCCGAGCAACGCTGACAGGATTATTGACTTCACAATGGCGACCGGTGGGCAGTTTGTGAAGGTGGACTCTTCGGGTGTTGGCATGGCGGTCATTCAAGATTTGGCGTCCAGAGATTTGACGTTTGACTTGTACAAGATGGCCGGTGGCGATCCGGCGCGAGAGAATAAGACGTACACCAACTCGCGCGCTGAAGCGTTCTTTGACATGAAGATTGCGGCCCACCAAGGCTTGCTTGACCTTGACATTGACGACGAAGATTTCATCGACCAGTTGCGGAGCATTCAGTACGAATACGATGCGCGTAACCGGATCAAGATTCAGTCGAAAGCCGACATGCGTAAAGAAGGCAAAAAGTCTCCCGACTTTGCTGACGCCGCCTGGTATTCGTTTTACATCCCTGAAGACATGCGGGATGAGTTTGGGCGGCTGGGTAGCGTTGTTGCTATCGAGCCTGAAGAAATCCCCGATTTTGGTTTTCACGACCTAATCACCTCTGAAGGCTGGCCCATGTAGGTGCGATAGAATGGGTTTTATGCCTGAATCGACGCCTTTCCAAGCAATCGAAGAACAGTTTGACGCTTTGCGCAACGAAAATGAAGACTTGCGGGAAAGCCTCGACAATGTGCGGCGTTCGCTGGCTTTTGAGGATCGCGGCTGGACGCTGATTTCAGGCGTTTTAGGTAACGACCATTCTGAAGGTCTGACGCTTGATGAAGTGAAAGACATTTCCGAGACTATCCGACCCTACGTGGTGGGCGGTAGCCTCATGCAGCGCGGTGTGAACTTGCGGCGCGGATATGTTTGGGCTAAAGGCATCCACATCGAAGGCGTGGAGCCGAGCAAGAAGGCTGGCGCTCCGAGCCGTCTGCGGCGCTTCTATGAGCGGCAAGTAAACCAGGACAACTTGTTTGGCGCGTCGGCGCATTCGGAGATGGAGCGGTGCGCGTACACGGATGGTGTGCGGATTGCGTTGTGCTACACGGCTTTGGATGAGGTGCGGTCGTTCCCGCTGGAGCAGGTTAGCGACATCCGGTTCAACCCGGATTTCCCAGACGAGGTATGGGCGATTCAGCGAACGTGGCCCGCGCCGGAATCTGGCAAGGTGCGTAAAGAGTGGTTCTACACCAATAAGTTCACGGGCGCGCGCCAAAAGAGCATTAGCGTCAACAACGAGAACGTCAAGGTTGCGGAAAACGTTACGGCAGTGGTGAAGCGGTTCAACCGCCAAACGGGTTGGCCGATGGGCTTGCCGGACTCGATCGCCGCACTGCCCTGGTATGAGGCGTATTCGGAGATTATGCGCTACGGAAGAGTGGTCAATGAGGCGCTGTCGAAGATGCTGTACAAGATTACCACCAAGACGGGCAAGGCGGCGACCGCCACATCCACGAAGGTGAAAAACGCTACCGGTCACGGCCAGACTGCGGTGATGACGGACGGCCAAGACCTCCAGGCGATCAACACTGCCGGTAAAGGCTACGACTTCACTTCGGCGCGTCCCGTTGCGGCGATGATGGCGGCGGCGCTGGATGTGCCCAACATTGAGCTTCTGTCCGACTCGGCTGCGGCTGGCTCATCGTATGGTGCGGCACAGTCGCTTACGCCGTCCACGATTAATGCCATGCGTTTCCGGCAGGACGAGTGGGTTGAGTTTTATAAAGAGGTGTTTTCCGTTTTTGGCCTCGGTACCCCGAAGATGTGGTTTGATCCGATTGAAGAACCAGACCCATATAGAGAAATGCAAAGATCGGTCTTGGCTTTTGGAACTGGCCTAATGCACGCCGACGAAGCCCGCTCCAACCTCCTTGACGTTCTTGACATTGCACCTCTACACGACTCTGCACCAGATGGCGTCATGTTGCCCAATAATTCTAATTCTATGGCTCGCACGGATGTTGACCCCAATGGCGCAAGCTTCGGCACGCAGGCGGCGTCTCCAGACCAGGGCAGAAGCAATGGCGCTGGTGGAAACTCGGTAAACGACATGCGATCCGACATTCTTTCCAATTCTCTCGCCTCGATAAATCTTGAGCAGATGCGGGAATTGGTTGAGAGGTTTGAGTCAGCAGCAAGCGTGTTACGAACCCAGCCGTGATAGTCTAGCCCCATAGAAATACCCCCGCGACACAGCCATGTCCGGGGGCGTGACCGAGTAGATTGGATACCCGATGGAAGACACTGTAGCACGGGCTTGCAGCATTGAGGGATGCGAGCGCAAGCACTATGGCAACGGCTACTGCAACGTGCACTATAAGCGCGCGCAAGACGGAAGAGACCTGCGCGCTCCTGTGCGCGAAGTCAATCCCAAACGTTCTTGCAAGATTGATAAATGCCAACGGAAGCACCGCGCCAAGGGATATTGCGCTGTTCACTACAGAAGGCTTCTTGATGGCATGGACATGAATGCACCGATTCGACTGGTAAGCCCTGGAGACTGGAGCGACTGGCAATTTACCGCCAACGGCTATCTTCTCAGATATAGAAATGTTGATGGCAAGCCAGAGCGCCAACTTCAGCACCGCCTAATTATGGCCGAGCACCTTGGCCGCGAATTGCTTCCCAAAGAGAACGTGCATCACATCAATGGCGTTAGGGACGATAATCGCATTGAGAACTTGGAACTTTGGAGCACAAGCCAGCCCGCAGGCCAGCGCGTAGAGGATAAAATTGCGTGGGCGAAAGATTTGCTAGAAAGTTACGGCTATAGAGTGACGCATAAACTTTAGCCAAAATCCGATAATGATATGATTGTGAGTATCATGTCGGAGATGCTTACTGAAGTCGCAACCGCGCCGGTTAAAGCCGGAAAGCGTTGGCGCGTAAAGATCGCCACACCCGGCCAGGGTTCCAGTGGGTACTACTCTGCTGACGTTTTGCGCGAATATGGCCCGGTTGCCATTCCCGCTGGTACGAAAGCGTTTCTTGGACACGCCAAGCCGCAGGATCGCAGCCTGCGCGACCTCGTTGGCACTTACCCTGACGGAGCGTACTGGGTCGAGGAGGAGGCGGCGCTTTTCGCTGACCTCCAGCCTGCCACCAAAAAGTGGGCCGACGTACTAGAAGAGTTGGGGCCGCTTGCCGGTGCCAGCATCAGCGTTTCCGGCAGCAAAGATGCCCAAGGCAACGTGCTGACGATGGAGTACCACCGCGCTAATAGCGTTGACCTCGTCCCCGAACCCGGCCTTGAAGGCTCTGGGTTGCAGGAGCAAATCGAAAGTCTTATCGAATCGGCACGTTTTGATTCGGAAAAACCTGGCGTCACCTCGGCGTCCACGGAGAAAGAAATAATGGACAACAAGGAAATCGTTGAGGGCTTTGCCGCTCTCAAGACCCTCGTTGAAGCCCTTATTGCCAAGATCGACGGCAAGACGCAGGTCGAGGCCCAAGCTAAGGTTGACGCCGAGGCTTTGGACGCGGCTGTGACGGAGGCCCTTACGGCTTTCGACGCCAAGCGTGCGCTGATCGAATCGGTGGAGCTTCTGCCCAGTCAGCGCGCGTCGCTGATCGAGCAGGCGCGTAGTGGTGCAGACGTTGCACCGCTCATCGAGCAGGCGAAAAAGGTTTACGACGAGGCCAAGTCGGCTGTTCTGAACGAGTCTGAGGTTGGGCGTGGCTTCACGTCTTCCACCGAGGATTGGAATGTCTCGGGGGTTCGACTCTAATGGCACTGAACATGACCCACAAGTACACGAAGACCGAAGTGTGGCCCGTTGTTACGGGCACCGTTTCGGGCGGCGCTGTGGTTTCCACTTCGGCCAGCGGTCGCATCCCTGCGGTTGCACTTACCGACCGTGGCGACGCTGAGCGCACCGAAACCTTCGGGCCTTACGACATCACCTACCCCAGCGGCGGAATTGGCCTTGAGCCGACGCAGGCCACCGTGGCACTTGATGGCGCTTTCCGCTTTGCGGTGACGGGCGCTTCGGCTGCGACGGTGCGCAACACGCCCGTTTACGCAGTGCTGTCAACCGACACGGTGACGAGCCTCACGCTGACTGCCAGCACGAACCCTCCGTTCGGACGAATCGACCGCTTCATCGGCGAAGATTCTGCTACGGAGTGCTCGGTCTGGATCGGCGACTTCGTGGACGCGACCTAAGATGAGTGAGACTATGAGCAAGATTGAGTTCAAGGACAAGTTCACCCTTGACGGTTACGCAAAGCCTGGTGTTGGTGTTAACAAGGCCAAGGTCGCGAAGGTTAAGCAGCTCATGGAGGCTGCAATCCGTGGAGACAAGATCGCCAACGCGACGCTTGCGGAAACGGTAACCACGTCGGACGCCATCTTCAACGCGGCGTTCCTTTCGCAGATTCAGTTCATCCCCCAGTTCCTTGAGCTTCCCCGCACTTGGAGCACCATCGCCAGTGTTCGCGTTCTGCCCGACTTCCGTCCGGCTGTTCTGCGTGGCATCTTTGGCGAGTTCGAGGGTCTTGAGCGCGACGATGCAGGCCCCGACAACCCGGCTGGCATTGCGCCGGTCGTTGCCGAGCTTGCGCCGTACCCCTACGCGACCGTTGGTAGCGTTGAGGCGGCTTACGGTCGTCTGAAGAAGCGCGGTTTCAAGACCGGCTTCTCGTGGGAAGCGTCGATCAACGAGGATGCCGCTGGCTTCTTCGCTGACCTTCCGGGCGAGATGCTTCGTGTGGCGCTCGACACTGAAGAGTACGAAGTCTATTCGGCCCTCACCGGCGCGCTTGGCGCTGGACAGCAGTTGCAGGCTGGCACGACCTACTCGGGCGAGTCGGTTCTGGTCAACGCTCCGTTCAGCCGTCAGGCGCTCAGCCTCCTGATTGAGCAGATGGCGCTGCGCCAGGTCAACAACCGCTACGTCGGTCGTTCGAGCACGGGCTACGCGGTCATCGTTCCGATTGGTGCTGGAGATTCGGCTCGTTTCGAGTTGACTCAGGCCATCATCCAGGTGCAGGATGGTTCGTTCATCCTCAGCGCCCAGGATCAGGGCTTCGGCAACATCGAGATTGTTGAGTCGGAGTACGTTACCGGCACGGCATGGTACGTTGTCCCCCGTCCGGGTGGCCTGCGTCGTCCGTTCCTTGAGCTTGGTCGCCTTCGCGGGCACGAGGCTCCTGAGATTCGGGTTGAGAACGCAACGGGCACCTTCCAGGGTGGTTCGGCCGTGTCGCCGTTTGAGGGTTCGTTCCAGAACGACTCGATTGACATGCGTCTTCGGATGCCGGTCGCGGGTATCGCCTGGTTTGCCACCCTTGGCGGCTGGTCGTCGGGCCAAGGCGTCTAAGCGATTCCTTAAAGTCACCCCCGGTATTCAGTTTGGCTGGCCGGGGGTTTCTTTATGCGGTAAACTGGAAACGACTAGTCGCACCACCTAACGTTAGGACAACACCATGACTTCACCCAAGCCCGTCGTGCTTACGCAGTCGGCAACCAACCCGGCCACCCACGATCCCGAGCCGCTGGTTGTCGTTGGCAACTTTCCTTCGACTGCGCTCACTGTCGTGCCTGCAAGTTTTGCTGACCTCGCCGCAGTTCGCACGTATTTGAACACGCTCGTGGGCGAGCTGAAAGCCAGCCCATACTTCAGTTGATCTGAATAGAGTTACACCCGACAAGGTAACGCTAAAACGCTCTGGGGCCTGAAAATCCCAGGGCGTTTTCTTCTGCTACACTTGTGTCCATAAGAGCGTCCTTCCCGCTCGCGGCCCCCTCGTTGAGTCACCCCGAAAGTTTTTCCCTCCTTCTCCTTTCGGGCAGATTCCGAGGGGGCCTTTTTGCGCCCCTGGTAGAATTGGTGTAACCGTTTGGAAAGGTTCCCATGGCTCCCGCTTATGTTTCGCCCGTATCGGTTTACGGCGGCGACTCACTTTACTTGGAATACCGGTTCCGAACCGACATTGCACCCGCTGGCGACCCAGTAGACCTTTCAGACTGGACTTTCACCGCGCAGTGGCGACACGAGCGTAGCGCCGACACCGCCATCGACTTCACCGTAGACCAAAGCAATAAGGCTGGCGGCATCATCATTTTGACCATGACGGGCGACCAAACCGAGTCAATGTCTTCAGCCAACGGCTTCTTCGACTTGAACGGCGTAAACGGAACCCAAGTGCGAACTTTCCTGCAGGGCAAAACGGTGTGGGTTCAGGATGTGACCCGTGACTGACGTCATTGAGGTTGTCGTACCGGCAGACCCGGCAGTTATTGAAGTTGTCCAAGTTCTCGGACTTCCAGGCCCAGCAGGCCCCCCCGGCGACAATCTTGCTTTCGAATACACGCAGGCCACAGACCTTTCCACATGGACGATCCCCGTGCCAGTTGGGTTTGGGCGACGGCCTTCAGTGGCAGTGTATTTGGCAAGTGGCGAAGCGGTTATGGCTGACGTTTCGGCAAGTTCAACTTCAGTAACAATCACCTTTGCGTCACCCCAATCCGGCAGCGCAGTTCTTAGTTAAGAGAGAGAAAAATGTCCACCAAGATTATGAACGGCCTTGACCTTCAGGGCCAGCGCGTTGCCAACATGGCAGACCCGTCGAGTGCGACGGATGCGGCAACGAAACAGTATGTTGACTTGTACATCAACGGCATCACGCTGAAGGCTCCGGTTCGCGCGGCGACTACTGCAAACATCACCCTGTCGGGTGCGCAAACCATTGACGGGGTTTCGGTGATTGCCGGTGACCGCGTTTTGGTGAAAGACCAATCGACGGGTTCGGCCAACGGTATTTATGTCGCTGCGGCGGGCTCGTGGGCGCGTTCGAGTGACGCGAACGTGGATGCTGAAGTTGTGTCGGGCATGACTATGTTCGTCACCGAGGGTACAACTAACGGCGACAAGCAGTTCAGCCTCACCACTAACAACCCGATTGTTCTTGGCACGACCGCTCTTGTGTTTGCGCAGACTGCCACTTCGGGTGTGACCTACACTGCCGGTAACGGAATCACCCTGCCCGGTAACGCCATTACGGCAGTTGCCGGTACTGGCATCGTTGTCAACGGTTCTGGCATTAACATTGACTCTTCCTACAGCGGCTTGGCTAAACGGTATTCGGTGAACGTGCCGAACTCGACTTCGGCCACTATTACGCACAGCCTGGGAACTACCGATGTGGTCGTTCAGGTGCGGGAGGTTTCGGGCGGCGCAGTTGTCATTCCGGATGTGACTGTGACTGATGCAAACACGGTAACTTTGGGTTTTGCAACGGCTCCCGGTGTTGGCGTTTTGCGTTGCTCGGTGATCGGATAACCCAGTGTCGGTGAAGATTGTTGGCGTTGCCGCTTCGGCCCCAGACGATGCTATTCGCAAGTCTGAGTTGGATGCGGCTATCGCGGGCATCCCGCCCGGTTCCGCTTCATGGACTGCGGTTGAAATCGACTTCGGCGCTCGCCCAGTTTGGGATAAGACTTTCACCGTTACGGACGCTGGCGTTACGGCGCTTTCCGACGTTGCGGTAGTCCCATCGGGTAGAATTGCTACAGGTCGTGTTGGTAACGATGCGGCTTGGGACAACTTGCTTTTAGCGGCAACGCCAGCGGCAGGATCATTTGAACTTACTGCGGTTGCAGTTCCCGGCCCGGTTGTCGGTCGCCGGATCGTACAGTACCAGATTGGTTAGACATGGCAATCATTGATGGTGGCGGTAACGCTGCGGGCAAAGCGAACGTTGACGCAGAGTTCAACTTGCAGGTGACTACCCCCGGTTTGGGCGCGGATGGGGTGCCGTTTGGTGGTGGCCCTGAGGCTGGTCAGGCGTTGTTCTCGGAGGTTGATGGGGGCATTGCGACGGGTGTTCGTCGGGTGCAACCGCCTGAGGTTGACAATGACTACCGGTTG